TCGTTAGACCATTGACCGCAATGCCGCCCTTGACTGTTATGTTGCCACTGGCTGTGTCAGAGATAGCCGCATCGGAAATGCCTAAGAGATTTGTTGAAGTGAGGTTGGTGTGGCCTATTAAGTTGACGATTCCAAAGCCTTGGTAAGCAGTAGGCGTAGCAACTGACCCCCAAAAAATAACATTTTTGGTCGAACCCGAATCGTAAGTGATAAAATTACCCCCGTACATCCCGCCGGTATTATAGGTAGTGTTACTACCGAAGCTAATGCTTGTACCAGAAACGGTTCCTCCAATTATTTTTCCTTTGTCACTATCCCCAGCATCCTGATAAATGACAGCTACTAGCCCACCGGACACTTGAAAAGCGGTGCTTACTTTAGTGACACCATTAGAGGTAAAAACCACTTCCGAGCCAAAAGAAATGTCTGTACCAGATATTGTCCCGACAATAGTAGTACCTGCACTTGAATTGCCTAAATCCCTAAAAGAATACACAACTTTTTGAGCAACAGAATCATAGGTTCCAGTGTGGTTTTCTAGATCATCTGTCGTAAAGCGGAACGCCGTACCAAAGCTGATGCTTGTACCGCTGACAGTCCCTACAATCGACCAACCCTCACCTGCGGTAGCATCCTGATACACGATTGATATTTTCTGGGCATTAGCATCATAAACCTGATTTGGATATTGAACATAAACAGTATCAAAAGTAACCGCTGTTCCAAAACTAATACTTGTTCCGCTAACTGTGCCGACTATTGCTTTTCCGTTATTTGAATCAACAGTATCTTGATAAGCAATCACTGTTTTATCTTCGTCTGGATCATAGACGCAGTTTGAGTGAAAGACACCAGTGGCATCAAAAGTTGTTTCTGCTCCAAAGCTGATGGTCGTACCACTGACAGTACCAACAATAGCTTTCCCTACCCTACTCTCATCCCAAGCTACAACGATTTTCTGTGCTGTTGAGTCATAACTGCTAGAAACCCAAGTTACTGCCGTACTGTTCGCAGCAACTGGAGTTCCAAAAGAAATGGAAGTACCAGACACCGTAGCTACCGTTGCATACAAATAAGAACTGGTTCCCCTATAGAAAACAACTACTTTGCCAGCGTTGCTATCGTAAGAAGAATTTATATCATTCGGGTATACACTAGTGGCAGTAAAATTCGTAGCTGTGCCCAAAGCATCAGACGCACCACTTACCTCCGCAACTTTCCCCGCAGCAGTAAGAACAACAGGCTTACCCGCAGCGCTTATTGCGCCATCAGCAACAAAGCTAACTTGCTTACCTGCTCCGGCAGGAAAAAGATCGCTAAGATTCGTCATCCGGTATAGTCCTTGATGTTAATCTGGGTTGCCGAGAGAGCTTTGCCGAGTAGCTGTCCACCATCGGATGTGGTTATCGTGCCGTCACCCTGAGCGTAGTAATCGCTGCCTATAGTCAGGCTTGTCTGCACCTCGTTACGAGAACCCCATGTATTGATCGTTCCGGTAGCTGTATCCAGAATAGCTGCTGAAGCTATGCCCAAGAGATTGGATGCGGTGAGGTTGGTTGCATCATAAGGGATTGTAAAAACCTGTGACTCTAAATACTGACTATTGCCTTTATCTCGGTAACAAAGCACAGCTTGGTCGGTATCAGGGTCATACAAAGGAAACATATTACCATCAGGAACCTCATTATCATTATATTCCGTCTGGTTATCTGACCATGTATTTGTTGTCCCACTAATAGAAACTGTTGTTACAAATCCATCTTCCTCGGTAGCGTTTAAGTACATGAAAACAAAATTGGAAGAATGGGAAGAGTAAGTCAAAGCATTTAAAAAACCATACGCATATTGGGAAGGAGAGCCACCTACTACCCCTATAAAGTCAGCCTGTGTTCCTAGCGTTATAACACTTCCTGTGGTGCTTATTACACGACTATAGGTAATTGTCGCATTACCAGATGTAGCCCCTGCTCCATATACCATTAAGGCTTTGTTATTGTCTGTGTCGTAAGCTAGTGCATTTGCGTACTGACCCATAGACGCACTTATTGCAGATACTGGCGTACCCAATGTCATGGTCGTACCACTAATAGCCACCGGCGTCGCGTAAACGTTAGTGGTTGATACCCCATAAGTTAGGATGACCTGATCCCCGGTTCCGTAGTCATAACACATTTGAACCAACCTACCCTGATCGCTATAACCAGTAGCCGTAACAGCAATTTCTGTACCCCAAGTGGACGTAGCTGAAGCCCCACTCCCAGAGAGAGTTCCACACGCGGTATACGTCGTATACAGGCTCGCGTCTGTAGCGCACCACACCACTTTTGAAGTTCCGGGCCACTCTACAAGATTGGTGAACTGCCAAACACTACCGCCGGTAGTAGTTATCGTGACTACCGAACCCCATGTAATTGTGGAGCCGTCTGATGTCCCTGAAATAGCTTTAGGTAAAGAGGAGTCCTGACAGGCCATTACGATCCTGTCTTCGGTGGCGTTGTAGCAACACCCTAGATGAGAAGATAGAGCGCGGGAAAAAATAACCGTGGGGGTAGTCCATGACACTGCATTGGTCGTTACTGATCCTATAGTGTAAGCGGGATACTGCGAGTAAGCACTGTTGGAAAAAATAAGAACCAATTTGTCATTAACGGTGTCGTAACACCAATCCCCATAATACTGAGTTCCAGACGCTATTGTTTCCAAATCATAAAGAGCCGCAGCAACCGGAGTTTCCACAATCGGAGCTGCCTTACCCGCCGCTGTCAGGATGACAGGCTTACCAGAGGTTATCCCCCCATCCGCCACAAAGTCCGTATTGTTCTGACCCCCTCCTGCGGGAATCAGATCAGAAAGGTTGCTCATTTATACGCTCCAGCCGATAGTTCCATCAATGTAGGTCAGTACAACCTCTGCCCAGTTTTTGTCGAAAGTCAGGTCAGTAGCAGAACTGGCGATGTTTGAGCCAGCACGACCAACCGTAAATGAAGTGGTGGCTGCTGCTCCAGTTCCGTCTTTAATAGTTACGGTGTCACCTGCGCTAGGCCCAGTAGGAAGAGTAATGGTGATACTTCCAGCCGTAGCAATGATGTAATCTCGGTTGATAGCCGTATATCCGACTCCTTTTAGTAGTGGAGTAATTGCACCAGAGCCGCCATTGGCATTCGGTAATACGCCTGTAACCCCTGTACTCAACGGAAGTCCTGTCAGATTAGTGGCTGTACCGCCTGATGGTGTGCCTAAAGCTGGAGTTACAAATGTAGGGCTGGTAGCAAAGACTAATGAGCCTGATCCGGTTTCGTCCGTAACAGCACTGGCGAGATTAGCCGAGGATGGTGTTCCCCACCATGTGGCAACACCTGTACCCAAACTGGTAATTCCTGTACCACCATTACCAACTGGGAGAGTGCCTGTAATCTGTGAAGTAAGGTCAACGCTTCCCAGTGTGCCACCCAAAGTAATAGTGCCAGAAGTGGTAATTGTTCCACCTGTGAGTGTAATGCCATTAACCCCACCACCGTCAGCGGTTGCAACAGAGGTTACTGTTCCTGTACCTGTCTCAGTAGGGTTTGCAAGAGTAACTGCTGCACCTGATCCCGCACCATCAGTGTAAACCCACGCTTTTACACCTGTGGCTATAGTAACTTCAGCGCCTGAACCTTGTTTAATAATAATGGACTGACTTCCACTCGTAGCATTCTCAATCATCCACATCTTGGAAACAGTATTTGGTGCAAGTGTCAGGGTACGAGTTGCAGTTAACGAACCAGCCGAAGTGAACTTGAGATAGAGCGCCCGTGTGCCGTCTGCGGTAGCATTAGGCATCGTGAAGGTTTCATTGGAATCCGCCGCTACCTGTTTGGTGCCATATCCTAGAGCATCGGTTATAAGCTCCAAATTGGTGTTGGTCGAGGTGCCCCAGGTACCGTCCTCATCTCCGGTGGTTATTTCTTTCAGTCTTAAATTATTTACATAAGTTGCCATGATTAATTCCTATGCCGCCGTGTCTATGTCTATCCAGTTAGGGGTTTGAGTGTCTGTAATGTCCACCCAATTTGGTACTTGTGAAACATCTATGCTTGTCCAACCACCCCGTATTATGGTTCCTATTGCACCTGTTCCTACTACCCCTGTGGGAATAGTCAGATTACTGTAATTCGTTACAACAGTACCTACTGCCCCTGTTCCTACCACTCCCTCTACCGTAAATATAGCTGCTGGGGTTACAGCTTGTACAGCTCCGGTTCCAGCTACACCTGTGGGGTAAACAATCCAGTCGTAGGCTGGTGTTACTGTCCCTATTGCCCCTGTTCCTGCTACCCCAGTAACATCAAATACTGTACCAATACTAAAAGTAACTGTGCCTACTGCGCCTGTTGCTATTATTCCGTTTGGTACAATGGAATCGCTAGTGTTAGTGCTAACACTGTTTATTTGCCCTACGCCTTGTACACCAGTAATAGCAAAACTTGGTACTATTGATGGGGTTCCTATTGCCCCTGTACCTTCTACCCCCGTGGGGATAGTGAGGTTACTGTAATTCGTTACAACAGTACCTACTGCCCCTGTTCCTACTACCCCTGTTGGGTAAGCTATACTGCTGTAACTTACAACAACCGACCCAATAGCACCGGTACCAAACGTGGTAACACCATTATCACCCCACGCTTCTTCACCCCACCCACGAGCACCCCAGACGGCACCAAGATAAACAATAGTAGAAGCTTGGCCGCCCCATCTATTAAAACCCCAAGGCCGTTGACCCCACCCGCTCACAACAAGCTCCTGTTATGCTATACGAATGATCGCAGTGGCCGCAGCCGCAGCCGGGAATTGGATTTGAAAATCACCAGTGCTTACGGTCTGATCCCCTCCAAAGCTCAACACACCACAAGCAGAATCAGAATCCGAGGTATCGTAGATCAAACCACCGCAAGTAGTAAAACTAGATGATCCCCACGTTTCGTCAGCAAAATCTAAGATTGCTGTAGTTCCATCAGCGGTAGGTGTAACAGACGTTAGAAACTCGCCCGGACGGGTGTAACCCGTAGCTGTAGCTAATTCATCGGAACCCATGTCAGAATAGTTAGTGGTTGCAGCGCCATAAGTACCACTACCCGAAGCTGTAGCTTTAAAAAGTGCCATCTTGAACGTACTGCTGCCCACCGTAAAATCATGCAAACCTTTCAAAAGTTCTACTTTGAACGACGTAGGCATTGCCGTTGTGATTGTAATTGCCATGTTATACCTCTAGTAGTTTTACTAATTCGGGGTGCCCCGCTTCCTTAAAACGATTGGTTAATGTGGTGTTATGTGAAGCCACAGCTTGGCGTAGATACCTAACCAAGACTCCTTTAATTTCTTTTCTAAATGCTTCTGCTTGCGCCTGTATAACAGGGTGTGAGTTATTACCTATAGAGATAATCTTATCTAACGCTTGTTCCGCTATTTCTTCAGGGGTAAAACCACGGTTAGATACGGCTCCTATTTTTACTATTCCTACTTCCATGCTGCCTGCGGTGCTTAACATAATCTACCCTCTAATCTACTGTGGTGCTATTCGTACTACACCACTACGGTAAGTATCTGTTTCTAATTTACCAGCCCCTAAATTCTTCAACAATGTCAATGCGTCTATATATAATTTTTGGTACATCTGTACCATATCTCCTTCACCCTTCTGGAACCGTATTGCTTCAACCAATGCACCATTAAGCAACGCTGAATCAAACTCAGTTCCTAACCATGTGGTACTTGCTGTAACTATAGACTCAGGATACTCTGCAAAATGAATTTCTGAAGCATAGGTGGCATCAGGAGTTGGCCCCAAAATAAAAGTACCATCTCCAAAAATTGCGTAATGCACTGGCAGACCAGTATTCGCTGCTTTGGGGTAAGCTTCCCTGATAAAACTTACATCTTTGTTTATTAAGTAATGGTAAGCATTGGTTGCGTCTATGACAGCCAGTGAGTAGACATACAACATATTCGTAGGCATCGTCAGGTACTTGATATTAATAGTGGTAGTACCTGTTTGGTTAGTTCGCATTGCAGGCAAATCTACAGCAGCATATATAAGTTGTTCTGCTTGTTGAGTAAACATAGCAAGCTGATCAGCAGTAAAACTCTGCTCACAAATATCTTCTATGTTAGTTGTAAGTTCGGCGTAATTCACTCGCTACCCCTATGCCATTGGCCCTCGGCTCATCAAACCTTTAGTAGCTGCACCACCCCCACGCATCTTTATGCCACTGGTTTTAACAGGAGCAGAAGAATTTTCTGGTGAGTTTACTTTTGTACCCGGTTTATAATCTTTAATACCGGGCCATTTTTTAACTTTGATCGCTTTTTCTTTAGCCATTGTAATATCCTAAGTAATTACTATTGTTACATACCCAATATGCCCAAAGGCAACAAGCGGGTCTACCGGTTCAATATGTGCCCGACTCTGGGGGTACCCCGTAAAGTCCGGTCTTGGATCACGTATTGCTTGCGGGTCTGATACAGGGAACACCCCCAACATTAATTGTGGTTGATCAGGGTTCCAACACTCTGGACACGCCTTAATGCCCGTCACAACCGCTTTCACAACCAATGGCTTTAACTGACGTAACTTATACTGAAACCCACATACATCACAGTCAGCAAGTGCATTTTGCCCCGACGCAAATCTTTCACTCATCCTTACCTTGCTCCATAAATGCGGGGGACTAAACTAATGGAAGCTTTTTCCCTATCCTCCCCCGCTGCCAAAGCATATTGTTCATCATACTGCGCTTTAAGCATCTCTATACGGGGCATTAATTCGGGGATTTTAGTGGCAATATAATACGCCAACCCCGACACCAAAGCAGGAAAAAACCTAAAATTCATATCAGGAGTCTCTACTCCAGACCCGGCATCTTGTATTCGCCTTAGTCTCCAATACCTGAGCACATAATATGGTGCAAGGGCCGTCCCCTGTTCTGGCACAGGCCATACAGTTACAGTAGGATTATCCCTAAGTCTGTCTACCCACACTTGAATAGGGCGTCCTTGGGTAAGCTTATTGGGTATAGAAGAATAGGTAGAAACACTAATGCGGGAGAGATTAAGATCAGACTGCAAAGTAGCACTCCCTGAATTAGTACGGATAACCTGTTCAATCAAATCAATGGTGGCAGCGGGAAGATCGTATGTAGCTACCCCTTCTTCTAAATTTATAGACCCCTCATCAATCGTCCACATGTTAATACCACGATTGGCCCACTCAATAGTCAATAAATTCATTGACCTCCTAGCAGTTTTTAAATCATAACCTGAATGTAATTCTCTTCCAGCACGCTCAAATGCTTCTTCAGCAATTTCTGTGAAGTCCATTATAAACGTAGCTGTATTAGTAGTTGCCATTAAGTGACACGTCCTCTAGTGCGCCCCCGCTGTGCTATACCATCCCCTCTAGTTGCAGTTCCTTCCACCTTAGTAGTTTTCTGTGTTGTGGTAGCTCCCTGTACATCCGCATCTGTTATGCGAGTTGGTCTGCGTATTGCTGAAAATGGATCATCTTTCTTTTTTGTCACCGTCATTGATGGGATGCCCCCAACATATGGGCCATGTTTACGTATTACTTTCTTTTTAGCCATTATGATAATTTCCTCAAGGTTTTAGCCAATCGTGCACGTTGCCCCAATTTGCCGGATTCTTTAGCCGCCGCATTTAATTTTTTAGCGGGAATCTTTTCCCCTGCCTTGACTCCTAATTCCTTGCGTAAAGCTCCGGGCTTCTTAATAGCCTTTTGAATCCAACCACCGTCTTTCAACGCAACAGGCTTTTTACCTCCAGGCATTTTACAGGGGCATATTTTCCCCATACCTCTAGATCGCATCATGGTAAAGGCTCCTATAATGTGTTATCGTTGCCGCTTAGTGGAATCATAACCACCTTGCCAACCACGCTCCGCTGCTCTTCCCCATGCGCGTGGTTTGGTAGAACCCTTTTTGTCATCTAGGCGAGCATGGGCATCTTGAACAGAACCCCCCGTTGCCATATGGCGTTTTTCATAATCTTTTTCACGATTAATACGCCTTCGTTCATCTCGTGCATCCCTGCCTTCAGCACCACCCATGCGTTCTTTAGGGGCAATACGATAAACCTCATCGTCAAGATTACGTAGGACTTTCTTGTCGTGAGCCATCCCGCCACGGGCATATCCTTTTTTTACAGCTTTACCCGGCTTATTAGCCGTACTATTGTATTTACTTGGCATATCTTTATTCCTCTTATCTGCATTAGCAAACTCCCGCCCTACGTCTTGGGAAACGCCCGCCTTTTTAGCAAATTCAGGGTTATTGGCAACGGCGGCCATAAACCGTGCTTGCTTCTTACTCTTACTAGGCATTACCCATAATTCTTCGTCATAGTTATTATAACCATGTACGAATCCGCAGCAGCAGCACCGATCGTAGTAAAAAGTATGTCACCGGTTACCCCAGTCCCTGCATTATTAGGAACGCCATAAGCTGAAAAATCCAGAGTATCTGAATAATCCTGTGGAAGCGTTGCTAGTAACACATTAGCTGTAGCATCAAGATCAATCTGTACTGACATCCCGTAAGTTACGAACTGAATAGTTTGTACGGTAACACTCGTACAAGCAGCCCCAGTACCATCTTCAACTTCTAAATCAGAAACATTGACTTTTACAACCGCAGTTTCACCAGTATTATCTGATAGGTTCGTAAACTTCATAATAGCGGTACGTTGACCGTCTTGAATGGTTTGAGTTGTTACTGCATCTGCCATAATTTACTCCTTAATCTCGCCTCGTAAAACCATAGCTTTCCGCTCTGCACTCCCTACAGGAGGCAAAGAAGAAGCCACTTTCTTACGGGGGGCTTGTTTAGGAGCTGCCTTTTTAGGGGCTGCCTTTTTCTTAGCAGTAGCCATAAAGCCCCCTGTTACCTAGTTTCAGCAGCAATAATGTAATCCAGAGTAGTAACACGAGTACCTGTTGCATTACCGGAAAGGCTCATAGCAGCCACAGTCATGTTTTCATCATCTGGAATATTAGTGCCGTGTGTAGCGACAAGAGCGCTGTTTATATAAAATTTCACAGTACCAGTCCCATTCACTGAAAAAGCAAGGAGAATATAAGTGGCATCTACTAAATCAATCCCTGAATCAGTAGAAGTTTCCGTACCATCTTTTTCAGTTTTACAGAGAATGGAAGCGTCACCATCATCTACCTGAAAAACAATACGATCCGCTGCCGTCAGCATAGCTTCAGGATTAGTAGCAAAATTAACACTTAATCCGGCACAAATATCCGTCTGGTCAGCAGTAGTGCATTTGATACGGGTTTGAAAATAAATGTTTTTAGATGTAGCGACTGCAAAAACTTCGTTCCCTTGGATAGACGCACCATCATTATCAGTGGTAGCAGTAGAAGTCAGGGCTAATTCACCCCCAACAGCATCTGCTACAAGGGCCACAGCAGCGCCTGAATCTTTAACTACCGTCCAATCATTAGTGGAATTAAAAGCAATCCCAACAAAATCATCAGAGATTTCAAAGAAATCAGGATTAATAGAAATGGGCATTTCGCGCAAGGCTTTGTAATTTGCGCCATACCCGTTGTACAACACGGGGGTATTGTGGTGAGTAGCCATATGGGTCTCCTGTCGTGGCTAAAGGCTGCCGCTTCCAAATGGAACGCAGTCAGGATAAAAAACAATAAAGAAAGGGGTACTAAGTACCCCTTTCTATCTAACTTTAAGTAGCCCCGGCAGAACCGTACACGCCAAGTGGGTCAGATACGCCGAAGCTGTATCGCTCACGAGCCTTATAACGGCTATTACCGGTGTCAAAGTCAGCATCCATAGATGTAGACATTGGGGTACGGATAAAATGCTTCAATCCGTTTGGAACGTCGGTCATCAAAAACCACGCATTGCCATCCGTGAGATAGTTATTAACTGTATAACCCTCTGGAACAGTACCGTTATTACGGAGTGCGTTGATATCGTTGTCGGCGGTATTCGGACGTAAATCAGAATCCAACAACCGAGTTGCAACGAATTGCAACGCAGGTGGGACAACAAGCTTACGAGGTTTAGCTGCAATCAACAGGCCACGCTCATCAGTCCAACCTGCTATTGAAATAACCGCCGCTTCCAAAGAAGTTTCGTTTAAATCAACGCCAGTAGTTGGAGTATTTGCGTTAGTTCCACCAGAAACTAATGGATGCGCTGTTGAAAATAATACTACTCCGTCACCATACGTAGGGCCACCAGAAAAACCAGTGTTGAGAATAGCTGCACCTTTAACCTGCTTGGTGTATGCCATAGCTCGTGCTAATGCCTTCGTATAACGTGCAGAAAGAGAATCATACAGGTTATCTTCAATGGCCTCTTCGGTCAGTGAGAATCCCATAGCGATTGTCTCATGCACATATCGGGCGGTGTAAGTTTCTTGGGCATTGTCATAAGCAATGGCCGCACCCTCGTTTTTAACGGGAGCAGAACCAAACCCTGACAATTTAACTTCTTCTTCAAAGGAACGGTCAGAAGTCTCTGTCTCAAAGATTTCCTTGGTTTCCTCCCCATATCTAGCATACTCAAGGCCGAACAGGGCATTTAACCCCGGTAAGAGTTCCTTGAGGAGTTGCGCTCGTGAAATAGCCATATCTCAAGTCTCCTTATATACCAGTCTTGTTGGTGTATGAATGGGAATCTGGATTAAACTTCACAATCAGATCAGTGTATGCGTCACCTACTTCACTACCCGGTGCATCTACAAAGTCAACAATTCTAAAAGCCCATCCAGAAGTTGCTCCAGTTGTTGCATCTAACGCAGTATTTGAATTGCCCGTAGCAGTACTACCCGTACTGGTGGACTGTACCGCGTCGAAATGCGTATTTTGCCCCAAATCAGTTTGCGTAACTGTACCCGCAGCCTGTGCTTGGAACAAAGTATTAGGATCATCCACAATGAATGCCAACGCATCAGAAGCTACTGTACCACTAGGCCAGTATTGACGGTTAACAAAACCCATAGTGGAGTCCGTATATGAACACCCCATAAAAACGCCAATCGTACCAGCAGGGAAAGGTGTAGAATTATCCCCGTTAGTAATCACAAGTTCAATAGTACCGTTCGCTGCTATGCACACAACTGCTCCATAGAAAAGATTAGTACCAAACCCGGACGTAATAGGGAGTTTTCGAGTTGACCCCGCGTAAGGAAGCCCCCCGATTTCATTTATAGGCTTTAACCCATAAGGGGTTGATGTAGTAGCCATATTAAACTCCTAAAATTATCCTTTACCGAAAGTGACCTTAGTAGACCGCTCATTAAAAAGTGGCATTCTAGGATCGTTCTCTCGCATTAAATTATTGTCTACAGAACGTATTTGTGCCTCACTTGTTTCTTTATAGTAAGCATTACGTTCTTCAACCAGTTCTACTGGGGCTTTACAAAGCATTAAACCACCCATCACAACATTGTCCTTGTATCTATCATTTTCAATACTCGCAAGTTCAATTTCAGGATGATCTACCGCCTTTACCGGCTCCCAGCCCTCTCGTAATTTTGCAGAAACGTTGGTTGGATCAGGCTGACCATTAGTAGCAACGCGAACCCAATGGAAAGTATAGCCCTCTTGCGGTGTAGGATCAGGCAAAAGTTCTGGCCTTTTCCACGCGGGTGTATGGACTTTCTTTTCCTTGGTGTCTAATTCTCTGTCTAGTCTGTTCTCGGCCATTAGTTTTGTTTCCTCATTAATTCCGCAGCTTGTTTAGCGTAATCTTCCAGTGAAACTCCAAGACGTTTCGCTATAGCCATTTGTGTTTGCGATAACCTAATTTTCTTAGGTGCTGTGCTCCGCGTAGCGGGTGCAACCACATTGCTCGATTTTTGTTTCCCATCACCGAAGTGAGTAGGAAATACTTCACGCATACGAGAATCAATTTTCTCGTAGTAAGTATCTGATTGAGGGTTTACCCCCTCTTTCGTCAATTTAGTATGTAGCCCTAACGCAAACGCAGTCATTTCATCATCAGAACCAAACCAAGCGTTTTTATCTGCCCAAGCTACTGCTTGAGGATCACGTTGAGTTTTAGGGGCACGTGCTGGTAATTCTTCCCTATTAACAGGGGTTTGTAAAGGAGTTTCCTCACGGGGTTTAAGATTACTTACTTTATCCGCCCTTATTTTCGCCTGAGTCAATGCTTCTTGCGCCTCAAGCATAGCCGCTGATTCGCCTCCTTCATAGGCTTGTTGGTACTGTTTTTTAGCCATGTCAAGTTCAGTTTGAACTTGTTGTTTTGCTGACTCTATAAGAGTGTTATGGCTTTTATCAACTGACCCCTTAAGCTGTTTATTCTCAGTTACCAATTGTTTTGCGTAACGTTCAAGTTCTTCACGTTCACGTTGAGCCGTTTCCTTAGCCCGTCGCTCATCATGGTAGCCTTTACTGAAATGCTGAATACGTTTTTTTACCTTTTCAGAATAATTTTCTAATTCTTCATTAGTTACTTCTTCTGGAGGGTCAGAAGGAACACGTCCCTGATCAGCTTTAGGGGTATCATCAACCACCTCAATTTCAATTTCAGGTTCAACAGGGGAAGGTGTTTTTTCCTGTCCCACTTCTTCACGATTAAGGGCACCTTCAACTTCTACCTCAAATTCTTCCTCTTTACCTTCCACTTCCACTTCTTTACCTCCTTTTTCCTGTTTATCAGGATTGGGAAATTCATACTCTACCTGTTGCATTGGCATAACTTACTCCTTACGCACGAGAAATAACTCTCGGATCATCAACAACGGCTTCAATGGAATCATCATTCATCAGACGATACTCTTGTTGGCCGACCTTAAAACGTGTACCAGTGTTAGCCCGAAACATTACATAGTCCCCCGCTTTACACCACGGGCCAGTTGGGAACCTGTCTTTATCAGTATAGGCTTGCTCCCCCATATCCAAAACTACACCTATCGTAGACAGGATGTATTCTTCATGGAGGGTTTTAGCTGCTTTCAGGATTCCCCCTGAAAACGTTTCTTCTACATTAGGCAAGGCGATAAGTACCCTGTACCCTACAGGTTTAGGGATAAGCGCATCCAACGCTTCTTGCGCTGCCCCGTCTGTCTCTATTTTTTCCTTCCGTTTCATCTCCAAAGCGGTCATTTCAGTCATCTTCATCTTCCATATAATTGCGCGAGAGGTCATTTACTTCCCGTAATGCGACTTCGAGACCCCGAATAAAGCCACACAAATCCCTATACTCAGCAAAATCCTTAACTGCTCCACTGGACAAATGGTCTTTCGCAGCCGTTAATTCGACTGTAATCTTATCTTGCAGCACGCCAAAGACGGTCTTAGCCATTAGTTAACCTCTTCTTTAAGGTCTACAAAAATAGGTGTTCGCTCTCCCACCCATGCACCAAAAACATTAAAGTCCAAATACTCTACAGCTTCTTCGTAGCTCATATCTTGTTGCTGTAAAAGAGAAATGCACTTTTTAATGTCATAAACGGCAATCTCTGGCTGTCCACACCGATACCCGGTGCCTATAAGTGCTTCACCAAACCCATCAGCTAATAAAGTTCCCTCGTCCATTCTTTATTCCCCTACCGCCCGAATTACCCGACAGCCTTCCCGTCTGTCCCCTTCTACGTAATATATTTTACCGTCTGTTTGTAATTGAGCAGGTCTAGCAGTAATAGAGCTATAGGGTAAATAGGGGTACATCCTCCGTATTTCTTTTGTGGTAACCCCACGCTCTCCTGCTTTTACAATCTCTTTATAGACCAGTGTTAACATTTTCCCACTGGATACTTCGTTAGCTGCATCTTTACTACTTTGAGGATCATCTTTACGCGCCAGCTTAAAAGCAGGGGTATCCTCAAACATGTCTA